ATGAGCGGGGCGCAGGAGGCGATCCTGACCCTGGCCAAGACCCTCTCCGGAGCCGGGGAGGACGAGGAGCCGCTGCTGGAGGCGCTGTGCCAGGCGGCGGAGCAGTGGTGGAAGGGCCGGCTGCTGCCGGGGGTAACGGCGGAGGACTGCGGCGAGGCGTATCCCTGTGCCGCGGCCTTCACCGCCGCCGCGGACCTAGCGGCGGCACGGGGCGGCGACAGAGTGTCCGGCTTTACGGCGGGCAGCGTGTCCGTGCAGGTGCAAAGTCCCGCAGAGGCGGGGACCCAGGCGGCGGAGCTGCGCCGCACCGCCCAGCGGCTGATGGCACCCTTTACGGTGCCGGGGGATTTCGCATTTCGGGGAGTGAGAGGATGACAGACTGGGTGTGGCAGGCGATGGCGCGGTATGGCCAGAAGGTCACTGTCCAGGCCGGGGATACCACCGTGTCCGTGCGGGCGTTTTTGCAGCCGGTGACGGACGAGAAGGTCCGGGAGACCGTGACCCCCATCGGCTGGGTGGACGGGCGGCTGTGGCTGTATCTGGGGCAGATGGTACTGGGGGAGGCGGACCATGTGATGTGGAACGGACTGACCTTCCGGGTGCGCAGCTGCAGGCCCTATTACATCGGCGGCAGGCTGTCCCACTACTGGGCGGCGCTGGAGCTGGAACGGGAGGCGGCGGAATGCGGGAGCTGAACCAGATCCGGGACGCGGTGGTCTCCGCCCTGCATGCGGCGGGGCTGTGCACACTGGCATCCTATCCGGATCAGCGGGCTAAACGGTACGCCGGACCGGTGGCGGCGGTGGCCGTGGACACGGCGGAGAGCCGGACCGTGGGATTCTGCAACTACCTGGGGGAGGTCAGCGACCCCAAGACAGGCCGGGTGCGGGAGCGGTACGGCAAGCAGTTGGACGCGGTGATCTCCGTGGAGGTCCGGGGAGAGCGGGCCGCGGACTGTGAGGCGGGCTGCGAGACGGCGGCGGAGGTGCTGCTGGGGGGACTGCCCTCCGGCATCCGCCCCGGGGAGCTGAGCTGGGAGGCCCTGTCCTGGGAGCGGGGGACGGAGAGCTTCCTCCGGCGGGGACGGCTCCAGTGCCGGGCCTATTTCCTGGCCCAGACAGAGGATGAGAGCGCCATGTTTTTGGACTTTATTTTGAAGGGAGCAGTGACCACTTGAGCGAGATCATGCATGAGAGACCGGGGGTGTATTCCTCCTATGACGCATCCACCGTGGTATCCGCCGGGCGGGCCGCCAAGGTCATCGGCGTGGCAGCCAAGGCCGCAAAGGGCACCGCCGGGGAGGTGGTGACCCTGACCGGCTATGCCGCGGGCGTGGCGGCCTTCGGCGAGGACGCCTCCTCCGCGCCTGGGATGAGCACCATCCTGCGGCTGCTGTTCGCCAACGGCGCCGCCACGGTGGCGGCGGTCCGGGTGGCGGAGGCCGGGGCGGTGAAGGACTACCAGGACGCCTTTGCGGCCCTGGGCCAGCGGGAGGCCCAGGTCCTGGTGTGCGACAGCGCCGAGGAGACGGTACAGCAGGCATTGCGGACCGCGGTGGAGGACGCCTCCTCCGCCCGGATGGAGCGCATCGCCGTGGTGGGCGGCGACGATGAGACGGCGGCGGAGCTGGTGACCCATGCGGCGGCCCTGAACAGCGAGCGGATGGTGCTGGTGGGACCCGACGCCCTGGACAGCAGCGGAAAGACGCTGCCCGGCGTGTTCGCCGCGGCGGCGCTGGCGGGGGTCATCGCCTCCGGCCGGGACCCGGCGGTGCCTCTGAACGGGGCGGAGATCCGGGGCCTGGGGGGATTGAGCACCGCCTACGGCGACAACGACATCGATCTGCTGGTGCGGGGCGGCGTGACGCCCCTGGAGAGCGTGGCGGGGGTGGTGTCCCCGGTGCGGGGCATCACCACCCGGACCACCACCGGCGGCGCGGCGGACACCACCTGGCGGGAGCTGACCACCATCCTCATCGTGGACGACGTGATCCCGGCGGTGCGGCAGGCATTGCGGAGCAAGTTCACCCGGGCCAAGAACACCGCCCAGAGCCGCAGCGCCATCCGCTCCCAGGTGATCGTGGAGCTGGAGAACAAGGTGGCGGAGGAGATCATCGACAGCTACGGCGAGGTGACGGTGAGCCCCTCCGAGGACGACCCCACCGTGTGTCTGGTGGAGTTCAGCTTCGCGGTGGCCCACGGGCTGAATCAGATCTATCTGACGGTCCACATCACAGTGTAAGGAGGAGACGGTATGGAAGCAAAGGGATTTCCCACCAGCGCGGACATCTATCTGGAGCTGGACGGAAAGAAGATCGCGGTGGTCCAGGGCTACACCGCCCGGGCCACCAAGTCCAGCCAGAGCGTGGAGGCCTTCGGAGAGAGCGAGCCGGTGGCCACCATCGAGGGCCAGAAGCTGTACACCCTGGAGCTGACCCGGCTGTACGCCACCGAGGACGCGGTGAGCGACGGCATCAACTTCTACGAGCTGCGGGACTTCTCCCTGGTGATCTGCAAGCCGGATCGGAAGGTCATCTACAGCGGCTGCCAGTGGAGCGCCATCCAGGAGGAGGGGCAGCTGAACGCCATGGTGGCGGAGAAGGTGACGGTGGTGGCCTCCAAGCGGATCGAGACCACGGCATGATGGATGAGCTGGACGAGCTGCGGCCGCCCACGGCCTGGCGGCTGCTGGAGATCTGGCGGGGGACCCGGGAGCTGGCGGAGGAGCCGTTGGAGCGGGCCCTGCTGTGCAACGCCCAGGTGCTGGCGGAGAGCTGCCTGCGCCAGGGAGCGCCGGTGTTCGACGACGGCGCGGCGGTGCTGACCCGGCTGACCGCCGGAGAGATGGAGACGCTGCTGCGCCGCCTGGCGGGGGAGGGCACCTCCCCCGTCCCGGCGGCGGTGAACCGGGACTTTGACCAGGGCCGGTTCCAGGCGCTGAAGGAGGGCTGAGATGGAGTACATCCGGGAGATGCTGCTGCGGCAGCGGACGGCCCTGGCCCGGCTGCTGCTGGGCGGCGCGCCGGAGGAGACGGCGGAGACCGCCTCCGCCCCGGCGGCGGTCCGGCAGAAAGAAATGGCCCGGGAAGAGCAGGGGACAGGCTCTGTGGAAGCGGCTCCGGCCGGGCAGGGAGCCCGCCGGAGAGTAGCAGCGGGCGCCGCGGGGGAATCGGCGGCGGACACGGCCGTCCTGGCGGGGGAGACCCTGCGGCAGGAACTATCCCGAAAGAGCGCGGCGCGGGAGCGGGCGGTGCTCTCCAGCCCGGCTGGCGCTGGAGAGACCGTCCTGCCGCTGCCGGCTTCGTACCGGCGGAGCGCCGGGGAAGAGAGCGGTTCCGCCGGCAGAACCGGGGTCACCTGGATCGGCGGAGACGGGGAGACGGAGCCGGCCGGTGCACTGCCGGAATTCCGGCGGCCGGGAGGGACCGGTTCCGGCGCCGGAGCCAAGGCCCTGTCTCGGGCCTTTCAGCGGGACGCCCGCCGGTATGACGGCGGATTTCAGCTGTATGACTGAGGAGGTGAGGGCTTGCTGCTGAAGCCCATGCGCTACAAGGACTACACCTGGCCCCACAACCCGGAGACCTACGCCGTGGAGTACCGCCGGCAGGTGGCGGCCCACAAGGTGCCTCTGGGAGGATACTGCCTGCAGGACCTGGGACGGACCTACCGTGTCCTCCGTGGGGAGGGGACCTTTGCGGGGGAGCGGGCTTATGAGGAGTTCCGGACGCTGGCAGAGGTCTTTGACCAGGCCGGACCGGGGCTGCTGGTGCACCCGGTGTGGCGGACCGTCAGCGCCTACTTCGTGACGCTGGAGCTGCTGGAGGAGCCGATGCCGGACTACGTGCGGTACAGCTTCTCCTTCTGGGAGGACGGCACCGCCTCCGGCGGCGGTCTGACAGAGGTGGCCGTGGAGACCGGGACCTCCGGCGGCGGGACCGGAGACAGCGCCGCGGCCGCCGGAGGGCAGACGGCGGTCTACACGGTGCGGAAAGGAGATACCCTGTGGGGGATCGCGGGGCGGTACGGCGTGGCACTGACCGACCTGATCGCGGCGAACCCCCAGATCAAGAACCCCAACTTGATCTATCCGGGGGACCGGGTGCGGATACCATGAGAGGACGGATCATCACCAGCGACCACCGGGTTTTTGAACTGCCGGCGCTGCTGCGCTGGAACCTGACCTACACCGGGAGCGTGCCCTGCGACAGCTACACCGTCACCTGTGTGTACGACCGGACCATGGCGGAACCGCTGCATCTGGCGGCGGGATTCCTGGCGCTGGACGAGGATGGCAGACTGCTGCTGCGGGGCATCGTGGATGAGTACGCGGTGGAGCTGACGGCATCCGGCCTGACGGTGACCATCTGCGGCCGAGGCTATGCCGCCCGGCTGGTGGACAACGAGTCCCGGCCGGTGACCTACCAGGGGGCCACCCTGGCGGAGATCATCCGGTGCCATGTGACGCCCTACGGCATCACCGCCGCGGAGATCGCGCCGGTGTCCGCCAGCTCCGTCTACACCGTGGCCTCCGGCACCAGCCAGTGGAAGGTGCTGGAGAGCTTCTGCCGGACCTATGGGGGCTTTGCGCCCCGCTTCCGGCGGGACGGGCTGCTGGTGGCGGCGCCGGAGCGGGACGACGGGCGGCGCATCGTCATCGGTGCGGACAGCCCGGTCCTCTCCTGCACCCTGCGGGAGGACCACTACGGCGTGCTGACGGAGGTGCTGGTCATCGACAAGACCCGGAATGCGTCCTACAGCGTGAAAAACCAGGACATGATCGCCCGGGGCGGTCAGTGCCGCCGGGTGGTCTACACCCCGGGCCAGAGTACCTGGGCGGCCATGCGCTACACCGGGGAGTATCAGATCCAGCGGTCCCGGGAGGAGGAGCTGACCATCGAGGTGGAGCTGGCCGGGTGCTTCCTGGCATTTCCCGGCGACGTGGTCCGGCTGCGGCTGGAGGCCCTGGGCATCGACGGAGAGTACCGGGTGGCGGAGGCGGAGAATCAGGCCTCTCCCGAGGCGGGGGAGGTCAGCACACTGACATTGAGGGAGCGGATATAAGATGTGGCTATCGAGACAGATCAAGCCCGCGCCGCCCACGGCGGACGCGGACCTGGGCATGACCACCATCGCCGGGGACAGCGTGGGCGTGGTCACCCGGGGCGAGGTGCGGGCCCTGCCGGTTTACGGCCCCGGCGGCTATGTGTGGATGCCGGAGAGCGGGTCCGCCGTGCTGGTGATCAAGGGCGGCCCCGGCGGTGAGGAGCAGTGCGTGGCCGGCGCCCGGCAGGCCCAGGTGCCGGCGGGAATGCGCCCCGGCGAGGTATACCTCTTCGGGCCGGACGGAAACACCGTCTATCTGCGGCAGGACGGCGGGATCGAGCTGCGGGGCGCGGTGCGCATCCAGGGGAGCCTGACGGTGAACGGGGAGCCCTATGCGCCCTGCGACTGCTGAGGAGGGGTGGAGATGGGACTTTCCCTGCGGAACGGAGACTATGTGTTGGACGGCACAGGGGGACTGCGGCGGGCAGAGGGCCGGGAGGCCCTGCTGGAGCGGGTGCTCTTCCGGTTGACGGCCCGGCGGGGGACCTTCCCCTTTCTACCGGAGCTGGGCAGCCGGCTGTGGCAGCTGGGACAGCTGTCCGCCGCCCAGCGGCAGAGCGCGGCGGAGCAGTATGTGGCGGAGGCCCTTGCTCCGGAAGAGGGGCTGACGGTGGACCAGGTGACCCTGGCGGAGTCCGGCGGCGGCCGGGCCCGGGTGACGGCGTCCATGACCTGGCGGGGAGATTCCCTGTCCGTCACCGTGGAAGTATCGTGAGAGGAGCGGTTGTGTGAAGACCACAGAGGAGATCTATCAGGCCCTGCTGGCAGCCTTTGCCCAGCGGGCGGGGTTCACGCCGGAGGCGGACTGCGACCTGGCGGTGCGCCTGTACGCCGCGGCGGCGGAGCTCCAGGCCCTGGACATCCAGGGGGAGTGGGTGCTGGACCAGAGCTTTCCCCAGACGGCCCAGGGCGTCTATCTGGACTACCACGCCCAGATGCGGGGCATCACCCGGACGGCGGCCACAAAAGCGGTGGGGACTCTCCGGTTCTCCGTGGAGCAGGCGGCGGCCACGGCACTGACCGTGGCCGCCGGGACCGTGTGCATGACGGCGGACCAGGTGCGGTTCCAGACCACGGCGGAGGCGGTGCTGGAGGCCGGCCAACTGTCCGTGGATGCACCGGCGGAGGCTCTGGAGCCGGGGCGGAGCGGCAACGCGGCGGCGGGGACCATCCGGATCCTCACCGCCTGCCCGGTGGGGATCACCGGGTGCACCAATCCGGCGCCCTTCACCGGCGGCAGCGACCAGGAGGACGACGAGAGCCTCCGAAGCCGGATCCTGGAGAGCTATCAGCGGCTGCCCAACGGCGCCAACGCCGCCTGGTATGAGCAGACGGCCATGGGCCACAGCGGCGTGGCGGCGGCCCGGGCGGTGGGCCGGGCCCGGGGCATCGGCACGGTGGACGTGTACATCGCCACGGAGGCCGGCCTGCCGGGGGCGGAGCTGCTGCAGGAGGTCCAGGCGGACCTGCAGGAGCGGCGGGAGATCGCCGTGGATGTCCAGGCCAAGGCCCCTGCGGCGGCGGAGATCGGCGTCTCCGCGGAGCTGGCCGTCCGGGAGGGGACGGACTTTTCCGCCGTGAAGGCCGCGGCGGAGCAGGCGCTGGCCGGCTTCTTCAGCGGACGGCGGCTGGGGAAGGCGGTGCTGTTGGCGGAGCTGGGAGACCTGCTGTACCACGTGGAGGGCGTGGAGAACTACCGGCTGCTGTCCCCTGCCGCGGACCTGGCGGCGGACGACGCCAGGCTGCCGGTGCTGGGGACGGTGACCATCACGGAGATGGAGGATGACGGCGATGTATGAGGCATATCTCCGGAACCTGCTGGCCCCTCTGGGCATCTATGACCTGACAGAGCACTCGGTCAGCGGCGCGGCGGTCTGCGCCCTGGGGGCGGGACTGGACGCGGCGGACAGCCGGCTGGCGGTCATCGAGCGGGAGTCCCTGACTGCCACGGCGGAGGACGAGGGGCTGACGCGGCGGGAGACCCTGTTCGCCCGGCGCCCCGCAGCCTTTACGGCGGCGGACCGGAGGGCCGCCATCGCGGCTCTTTTGCAGATCGACGGCGACAGCCTGACGCCCAGCGCCATCGATGCCACCCTTCGGGGCTGCGGCATCAAGGCCCGGGCCATCGAGATGGGGGACGGACAGCTGCGGGTGATCTTCCCGGAGGTGGCGGGGGAGCCGGAGGGCTTTGACCAGATCCGGCGGATCATCCTGGACATCCTGCCCTGCCACCTGGGGGTGGAGTTCTACTTCCGGTACCTCACCTGGCAGGAGTGCGAGGACGCCGGATACACCTGGGCCCAGGTGGAGGCGGCGGAGCACACCTGGGAGACCTTTCAGCTGGCGGTGCCGCCGGAGGAATGA